GACGAGTTGCTCCCGCAAAGACTTGACCGCCAATTAAATTGACTGGTTTTAGTCCATAGGGGGCGTCTACGGTTGGATAAGCCATATTAAACTCCTAAATTAAAATTAACCTTTACCAAAGCTAGTCGTAGATTTTCTCTCACTAAAGAGTGGTGCTCTAGGATCACTTTGGCGCATAAAGCTACTGTCTACAGCGTCCATCTGATTTTCTGCTTGCTTTTGGTAATGTGAATTACGCTGAGCAACAAATTCTTCTGGCGTTTTGCATAACAATAACCCTGCAATCTCAATATTGTCTTTAAAACGACTATTGGGATCGACTAACAGTTGGAATTTAGGTTGTTCTTCTAGCATTACGGGTTCCCATCCTTCACGCATTTTAGCGGAAAGGTTACGTGGGTCAGCCTGATTCAGCGTTGAAGTACGAATCCAGCGATAAGCATACCCAGCCTGTTTGTCTGGCTCAGGGAGAAGTTCTGGTGGCATCCACTGTTTAGGGCGCTCCGAAAATTCACGGGTTTCTAGCTCACGAGTTAATTTGTTACTAGCCATGTTAGGCCTCCAATTTCATAAGTTCACGGACATATTGCTCGGGGGTAAGACCAAGTTTTTTGGCAATCATAACTTGCGATTGTTTTAACTTAATCTTCTTGGAGGCTGTGCTCCTAGTTGCCGGCGCTACTACCATGGACGGTTTAACTACTGGCTTGTCAGTAGTTTTCACTTCCCTTACTTCTTCGGGTACTGGCATTTCCAGATCTTCGTCAAAGTTTTCTGGGAAGCGTTTGCGCATGGTTTTGTCCAGTGCGGCATAGTACTCATCAGATCCAATCACAACACCTTGGCGTTTTAGCTTTTCGTGTAAGCCTAATGCCGATGCTGTCATTTCCTCGTCTTGTCCAAACCAGGAATTCCTTGATTGCCACGCCATGACTTTGTCATCAGGACGGACAGTAGGTTGGTACTGTTCTTGTGTTTGTACAACATTTTCTTTCTCTTGTAAAGGGGGCATTTTAAAATTCTTTACTCTATCTAACTGCAGAGTGGCATTAGTAATAGCCTGTTGGGCATTCATCATGCCCTCGCTATCACCATTGTCATAAGACTCTTTATATGCCTTTTTAGCCATTTCAAGTTGTAAGTCGGCTGTAGTTTTCATTGCAGCGACGTACTCTTCTTCGCCCTTTGTGAGCATAGTTCTAATACGCTCGTTTTCCTCCCGAAGCCTTTTTGCAGCATCAATAGCAGCGTTTTGCTCTCTTTCCGCAGAGTCAGCACGGCGACGCTCATCGTTCCAGATCTTTTTCATCTGGATCATTTTCTTTTTAGCGTCCTCACTGTATTGATCTAGCTCGCTTACATCTACCTCGAGCTTTTGTACAACTTCTTTAGCAGTAGGCGTGCGCCCACGATCTTCTTCGGGAGTATCGTCTTCAATTTCAATCTCAAGCTCAGGCCCAGCAGCTTCTTGCCTCTGTTCTTCCTCGACTTGTTCTAAGGGTTTACCCTTATCTTCTATCTCATCAGGAAATTTATATTGTTCTTTTTCAAATTCAGCCATTTTGTGGGCTCCTTAGATAAATTTGCGTGTAATTCCACGGGGGTCTTGAACTACAGCCTCCACAGAATCATCGTTAATAATGCGAAATTCTCGTCCGTGTATTACCAGTCTTGTTCCGGCATTAGGGCGAACCAGAATAAAATCGCCTTTTTTGCAGTAAGGGCCGTTTGGAAACCGTTCTTTATCTGTATAACAATCAGGACCCATATCAACTACAAACAGCACCGTAGTTAATAACTCATCATACCGACGGGTTTCGTCAGACTTGATGATCCCGCTATCAAAGGCTTCTTCAACTTCTGGAATTGCGCAAAGCATTCTGTATCCCTGTGGGATAGGAAGTTGTCTTGCTTTCTCAGCTTCTGTGGCTTCAAAATTTACTGCTCCTACTACTTGTGGATTACCGGGGTTTGTACCGATAAGGATTTCACTCATTTGAGTTCTCCATTTTTTGTTTAAGGTCTAATATTTCTTGTTTTGCAAAGAGCAGACCTTTAATCTCTCCACAAATTCGTTGGTACTCGGCGTAGTCCTTTGCTTGTCCAGAGGCTAGCCATTCCCGTTTTGCTGTCACTTCTTTGTCTAGGTTTTGTACTAGAACATCGGATGCGTCCATTACTCTCCTTTATTTGATTGTTTAGGTGGAGCCAACTCAGCCTTTAGTAAGTCTACCCCGGCTGTAGCGATCAATTTTTCTTTGTCGTTGCGCATTATTGCAGCAGTTTTAAGAATGTCAAACTTAAGTTTTTTGCCGTTTTTCTTAATATCGCCTCAATTTTTTGTTTCTCAAGAGCAAGTTGTTCTTGTTTAAGGGCAACATCTGCCATGTCTTTTGCTTCCTTGCGTTGTTGCTCTTGCGCTTTAAGTTGTAACTCTTGTTGCTGCATCTGGATGATCGGATCCTGAGCTTGTTGTTGCGCCTGCTGCTGAGCCACTTGCGCCTGATTCTGTTGTAACAGACGGGTTGCGGCTTCAGCAAGCATTGGCGCCAGACGAGCTTCCACTTCTGGGTTCATATTAATATCTTCACCTGACTCATCTTGTTGTGGAGGTAAGGACATACCTAACTGCATTTCAATCTGTTTGCGATACTCAAAGCCCAAATGCTCGTTAATGTGTGCCATCATAGCGCTTTGCAATGCCCCAGCCATTGGGTTGTTCTGAAGTAACTGCATAATCTTTGGATCTTGCATTGCTGACATGTGAACCGTGATATGGGCTTGATGATCTTGATAGAGAAAAGCCTTGACAGGTTTACCCTTAAGCACGTTTTGATTCTCAGATACTGGATCTGTTGGTTTCTGATCCTCGTCCATTGGGATGAGTTTTTGTGCATTTTTAATGCCCAACACATCTAACATCTGCCGATGCAGTAATGGCAAGTTGTATAACTGTGGTGCGCCTTGCGCTAATTGGAGGACCGCTTGGTACTGGACGATCTTCTGTGCCATTGTTGAAGCATTAGGATCACTGACAGGGATAACGTCCACATTGTCGTAATCAGATTTCTTAGCAAATCGGGATCCTTCAACTGGTTCATATGGATACTCGTCTGGTGTGTATGCAGCAATAATGTGTTTGAGAAGCTTTAACTCTTGCTTCATCGAGAAGTGGATGCGAGCTTGTACAGCAGACATTACCTTCAACGTGCGCTCAAGAATTGCCAACGTCGTACCTACTGGGGCTTGCGCAGACATATCACTGATTTGTAAATCAGCTGTATTTGCAAAGCGACGACCTTCTTCAACAATTTGATTGAGTAAAGCCATTAATGTTTGGCTAGGTTCTTTGTAAGGAAGCGTCATTAAGTTATCCTTAATGGCTCCTGATGGCACATCTACGTCTCTAAACTCACCTGGGGAAATTGGGGTATCGTCTCCCTTAATGCGCAGACCTCGGGTTTTAAAGCCACCTGGCAGATTCGCCAATGTACCTGCATCGACAAGCTGTCGGATAAGAGAAGTACCAGACTTAGCAAAAGCACCGATAAGATGAATAAGGCCAAAACAATAAAAGCCAAAGCCTGGAATGTATCCATAATGGACGAAATGCTGACGTTTCTGATAAGTTTCATCATCGGGCTCCCAGTTCTTGCGGATAGCCAAAATGGTGTTGCTACCCTTTTCTAGAGTCACTACGTAAGGTAGTGCAATACCTGTTGGTTCACCGTCATCATCTTTATGTTCGTAACCTGACAGATCAAGATCTACATGCATCTCTAGTAGTTTGTAACGATCGTCCGAAGTGGCTCTAAAGCCAAGTTTCTCGGCAATTTTTTTCTCTACTTCATCCATTACATTAACTGGATCACCTAAGTCCACATCACGGTAAAAACCAGCCGCTTGAAGTTTCTTTAGATCATTCTCCGTCTTGCGCATCACGTGTGTAACACGTTCAGCAGAAGCCAAATCACTAGCACCATAAGGCACAACAATATCTTCTGCAGGCACGTACATTGACACTTGACGATCTAGATTTGGATCGAAGTACACTTTCTTGAACGCATTACCAGCAAGACCTAAGCCCCACAGCATGCGCTCATGCTCAGGGCGAAACTCTGGCATTGCTTCTGTTAACTGGTAGTTCATATCATCTTGAACTCGCTCAGCCGAATCTTTTTTCTGTGGTGTTTCTTTACCAATGATGACGGTTTTTACTGGCCCTGCTGCAGGGAACATACTCATCATGGTTTCTGCTTGAAACTTTACAAGCGCTTCTGAAAGCAGTGGGTGATAGACGCCACAGGCACCCTCCCAAGGTTCTGTGCGTTCCTCAATCTTTAGACCAAGAAGTTCTAGACCGTCAACGTAAGTCTGTATCCAATCTTTTCTACTGCTAATATCCGAATCAAAGTCCCCAACTAAATCACCGGCTAGAGACTGTAACTCATCTTCACTCATGTACTCGGCAAGGTTAGCGTTGAACTCGTCGGTTGTTTCTTCTTCCTTCTCTAAAACTATTTCTAGACCACCAATACCAATAGTGACTGACTCAGGATCTTCAATTTCTATCTCAATCTCTGGCTCTGCGGCGGCAAGAGCTTCGATCCCTTCTGGGGCTTGGTACAAACTTTTGTCAATATTAGCTGCCATAATTTATCCTTAATAGTACCCAGCAGTGCGCTTGGATTTAAAATACTTTATATCGTCGGGTTCATCAGACTCTAACCGAATAAAGCCGCCACGTCTATATCGCAACAGGGCTTGACTCATTGAGTCAACCAAGTCGTCATGCTCTCCCGACGGAAAACTTGCAACCTCTTCTACCAATTCTTCTGCCCAACTTGTGTTTGGGACCCACACGTGTCCACTTGCAAATAAGTCGGCTACCGCATTTAATCTAGCTATTTTATCGTTACCTTTAGAAGGTGTGAACTCTTGGACAGGGATGCCCATTGCTCTAAGCTCAAATATTAGGGGTGAACCTGCTGCTTTCGCTTCGACAATCATAGCGTCTGGTTCCCATTCCTTCCATTCTTCAAAGGCTTTTTGCTTTAATTCAGGAAACTCCATACGTTTTTTAAACGCATTTAAAAGGATAATATTTGCCTGTAATCCACCCCGATCGTCTGGATGGTAGAACACACCCCACGTTGTACAGGCAGAATAGTCGCTTCGTTGCGTCTTTAGGAACGCCGTATCCCACGATTGGATCAAAAACTCACACTGCGGAGGGTCGTCATCCTCCCAAACTCGCCACCATTCTCGCTTTATGATCGCCGAAACGTCGGAAGTGGGCGCCTGCATGTACTGAGCCTGCCATTTTGCGTGTGGCAACTCATTTTTTAAGGCTTCTAACTCAATTTTTGACCAAAACTCAGGCCAAAGCGGTCTACCAGTGGGTAAAAGCGCCGGAAAATCAATTACTTCCCACTCTTCACCATCTCTTTGAGCAGCAGATTTGACAACTTGCCCTGTTAAATCCTTCTTAGACCACCTAGTCATCACAATAATGATTGCCCCACCCGGCTGGAGACGCTGCCGTGGACCCGAGGTGTACCATTCGTACGTTTTATCGTAAATATCTGGGTTAGTTTCGGCTAATGCTGCCTCTTGTTCTGAGTGAGGGTCGTCAATAATAAGGACATCAGCACCTTTACCAGTGACCGCTCCACCAACACCGATCGCAAAGTAGTCTCCGCCCTTGTTAGTCGCCCAACGACCTGCAGCCTTTGAGTCTGCCTGAAGACCGACGGTAGGAAATATGTCCTTGTAAACGTCTGAGTCGACCAAATTACGGACTTTTCGTCCGAAGCCCACAGCAAGCTCAGCGGTATGGGAGGTTTGAATAACTTTTTTCTCAGGGAATTTACCCAAAAACCAAGCAGGAAGGAGGTAACTAGCAAATTCAGATTTCGTATGACGAGGTGGCATGTTAATAATAAGTCGTTTGCACTGCCCGGTTGCGACTTTTTCAAACGCTCGTGCCATTTTGACATGATGTTCTCCATGAATAAAAGCAGGCCAGACATAATTAACAAAGACCATGAAGTCGTCTTTTGCCTTGTTGTGCGCAAGAGCTTTCTTTGCTTCGACGATTAGAGCGCCAATCTTTTGCTGTACTGGCGGGGGTAGACTGGGTAAGGCTTTCTCAGCTCTTTGGAGGAGTGCTAGATTCATCTTCGTCTGTACCAAGTTCTTCGTTCACGTCAATATCCCCAATACTCTTGGGTTGCTCAGGCTGTACTTCCTCTATCTGCCCCATGTACATCTCCAGGGTTTTGGCAAGTTCCCGCTCAATATCATCGACGGTGCGATGAGTTACATTAACCTCTATCTTGTCTGAGAATAAGCCCACACCACCAATGCGCCCCAGGTTTTCCAAGGCTTTCATGCGCTGGCGGGGGTCGTCGTGGATAGATTCACTGAGTAGTTTATTGGTCACATAATTACGTAAACGGCGATGGACATCTAGAACTTCTTGGTCCCATTCTGACAGGATGGCTTCTAGATTAATAATGGTCCCAGGGGTCAGCTCTTTTGCTGGTGGGAGTTTTTGGGTAGCCATAATCTCATGGCTTTTTGCCTTGTCTTCTTCGGTGATCTGGACAGTGGCACCTTGCTTAATCAGCTCTTGTACAGTCTCGAATAGGGCGTGCGCTTTCTCTCGAAAGTCTTCGATTTCCTCTGGTGTTGTGTCAAAGGGTAACGGTATTCCTATTTCTGGCGTCGCAATAATAGGCATCTAGTTGTAAAACTTTGTGTAGTTTCGATGAGCGAAGTGTATCAGTATTTTATTAGCTGTGTAAAGGTGGGAGAAGGTGGGGTACTCACAGTCATGTATGCGAAGCATGAAAACACCCGCTTTCCCCCTGCTCACGTGAAGAGCAAGATTAGTTTAAATCTTTTTTCTTTGTTGCAGTGCAGCATTTATTTAAAAATTTTATATACCCCCCGGGGGGTATGCGATATAAAAAGGTAAGGGGGGTGTTTCCTAGAAACGACTTTACTTTGTCCAGAAATGCAGAGACTTGGATATTTCTTGTGTGGATCATTATGTATGACAGAGTGTACGGAGTCCCAAACTGTATTTGGGGGGTGGGGGTCATTTATTAACATTGTTAATAAGTAAGCCGTTGAAAATGCTAGGTTATTTCCTATATTTTGGTACATTAGAGGCATGGGTTAAGCCCTTCCCAAGTATCAACTTATTAACAGGGTTAATTTTTTAGGAGAATTAAAAATGAGTGCAAATTATAGCGAAGTGGTTTCAAGTGTTAAGAGTGCCGTTGATTTAGACAACAAAACTCAAAACAAATGGGTAAAAGCGGGAGAGTCAGTAGCGGAGTTCTATCAGTCGGCTAAGGCGATTGAAGAGGTTAAAGCCCAATTCATAGCGGACGCAATTCTGCCAGCATTGGATAAGAAACATAGTGAGGCATTGGGTAAGGATTTACCACGCAAGGGCTCAAAGGAGTATATCGAGCATACCCAAAAGGATTCGGGTTACGCTGATAAGTGGGAAATCGCAAACCAAAGCAAAAAGGACGCAAGGGCTACATGCGACACCTATTTTAAACGGGTTCTAAAGTATGCTTTCCCACCCGAGAAAAAAGAGGGTAGCAAAAAATCATTCGCTGAGAAAATTACAGCATTGATTGAAGAGGGTGGGAAAATAAAAGAATGCGATTTTGATTTGGTTAAGGTTATGGGCTTTTTGGTTCAGGCAGAGAAAATCACAAAAATCAAAATCTAACCCGAAAGGGTTTTACCAAGCCCCGAGCAATCGGGGTTTTTTTGTTGCCCTTTTTTTAAGGGCTTTTTTTGATGGTTCTTTTTTGATGATAGTTTCCGATGAAGATGATGATGATGCAGACGCACAAACTTATTAGCACATGTTAATAAATTGCTCTGTTCCAAGCATTGTTCCATTTGTTCCGCATTGTTCCATTCACATGGAACAAGGTTTTTTCATGTGGGCAAAGGGTTTGCGGTCTGTTTTATCTATTTGTTCCATTGTTCCATATATATATATAAGAGAGCGAGTTAGGTTTCTACTTGACAAAGTAAAGTAATTCAAGAAGTCTTGCTTTCTTGACCCTTCTCGCAGGTGCATGTATTCGCTGGAACAATGGAACAGAGTGCAATTTATCGTCGTAAAGCGTTGTTACTACTCGATTTTTCTCGTATTTCATTTATGGAACAAAGGGTATATTATGGAACAAGACCATGGAACATTGGACAAAGTAAAGCAAGAAACACACGTCAAAACGTATTGTAGGTTGTGCGGTGAAGATGTAGCAGTTGGTCGTTACGAATTGGGTTATCGAGTGTGCCTAAGTTGCGGTGATGAGATAGCCAAGGGTCGCAAGTTTTGCGTAGTGCCGATGCATAAAAGCAATTACGTTGCGGTATTCGATAGGGAATTATTAACAGGTGTTAATCAGAAAGGTGGGATAGTGAAATGAACAAGTATCTATTTATGACGACAGTCATGGCTACGATTATGGTTTGGGTAAGTGCTAGTCATATGTTCCAAGAGGTTGGTTTACTAGCAATTATCGGGTTGTCTGTGGGTTCGTTCTTTCTAGGTGGTTTGGATAGGTGCTTATTTGAGGAGAGCAGAGAATGAATATATTTGATGAAGATTGGTTTTTGGTTGTGTTGATCGTTGCGTTCTTTCTTAACTTGATATGGGGTGCGTCATGAAAAAGATAAAAATGGGTTCATTTGATGCGGTAGATATGAAGTTGTATCGTGGGGATAACCCCTATAAAGAAGTTGGTAGGACATACAGTTCTGCCAGCGAAGCGTTCAAAGATGCTGATTATGCGACGGCTATTTGGCGGTGCGAGAGTGAGCATGAGTATGGATGGCGAGTTTTGAAGGGTTGGGTTGCCGTTCTCTCGGGTATTGGCTTGGCTTATTTGGTGGCATTTGCGTTCGTGGATTGGCTAAAGAAAGGTTGATTTATTAACAGTTGTTTATAAAAGGAGAGTGCTATGCGAGATGTGCTTAAAGAAGTTGGTTGCTTGTCGGTTGATGGGCGAAGGATTCTGTCTTTTGTTGGGGTGCTTGATGATGAGACCCTCAATGAGTGTATGGATTGCAAGCATGAGAGCAAGACCCATGCAGAGTATGAAGTTGAGGGTTTAGAAGAGGCTGAGGTTGTTTGCCCTGAGTGTGGAAGTATTCATTATTACCAAAAAGATTAAAAGGAGAGTGCTATGAGTAACAGATGCTATGAGTTTTACAAGGAGAAATGGGAGAATATCAAGCCCATTCGTGGGCGGTCGGTTGACGTGAGACCGATTGATAATCGCAGGCGGTATCGGGATTGGGAGACTATTGAGAAACGGCAGGTCAACGGACAAGATGTTTATGCGTGTCATTTATATCAGACCGACGTGGTGTCGTATTACCCCGATGGTTCGATTGGGTTGCGGATTGACTCGTGGGCGACTCCGACAACGGCGGACTTTATGAGTTGCCATAGCCCATTCTATGTATGTAAGAAATACAACAAGATATGGGTTTACCCCAATGGTCATACTGTTAATGAGGCTTACCCGATACCTGAGAGTCTTACCGAGGAGTTGCGGTTGGTCATGGGTGCAGATGGGAGTTACAAGCCCGATAAACCTATAAAGATCGAGAAGGTTGTGATTGATCGGACTAAGGCGAAAGATGCTCGGGAAAAGATTAAGCCGTTCATTGATTGGGCGAAGTCGTTTAACAAGTTGACCGACGGGTGGATTATGCAAGATACCCGAGAGCAGTTTGCTAAGTATGAGCAAAGTATTCAACATAATTGGGCTACGCTCAAGGTTAATTATGGTTTACCCGAGGGTATGGTGATGTATCGGTGGACAGGTAGGGTTGAGGGGATTGATGCACAAAAGGCATACGAGTATCTACAAACATGTTCAGATGATGGGTGGATGCGGATGTATCTAGCCTTGACTGATGATAAGGATCGTGCCGAGGAATCAAGATTGGTAAAGCAAGTCAAGATTGGTGAGGACAATAACAATCGGATGATGAAACTGTATGACGTGAAGTTCAGGTGGGAAACCATACAGTCGCAGATATACAACATGGTGCATAACGCAGTCGATACCACAAAGACGATTGAGGTTGATGTCGGCAAACCAATGACTAAGGTAGTGTGATTTATCGGAGTTGGGAAAGCTTGACAAACATCCTTATAGATGTTATAATGGTTATATAAAGTGTAAGAAGTAGATGTGATTTATTAACAGTTGTTTATAAAAGGAGAGTGCGTATGTCAGTTATAAATTTTGGTCAGTCAGTTTCGTTGCGTGAGTTTGCTCATGGCATTGGGACTGTGGGTGGTGATGTAACTATCATTGGGCAAGGCGAGCCAGGAATCGGTAAGAGTTCAATGCTAAAGGTGTTGGCACAAACGTATCCCGATTACGAGATTGCCTACATTGATTGCACGTTATTGGACTTGGGTGATTTTGCGTTGCCCTATACAGTTCAGAGATGGGTGAGGACTTCAAGGTTACGAAGTTTGCCCCCAATGCGAGGTTCAAGTTCCATTCGGATAAGCCTGTAATCATCATGCTCGATGAGATCGGTAAGGCGATGAAGGCGGTTAAGAATGTGTTACTTACCTTGATGCTCGAGCATAGGATTGGTGATAATTATGCACCGAAGGGGTCGATTGTGTTTGGGACAACTAATCTACTAAGCGACGGGGTCGGGGACATGTTGGAAGCCCACGCAAGAAACAGGATAGCCCTTGTAACAGTTCGCAAACCTGATGCTGATGAGTGGATTGAGTGGGCATTGAATAATGACATATCCCCCGAGGTGATCGCATGGGTCAAACAATTCCCTCATGCGTTGTCTAGTTATACCGACGGCAGTCAGAAAGACAATCCGTATATCTTTAATCCGACACGTGCGGGCATGGGTGCGGTGGTTACACCAAGAAGTTTGGAGAAAGCAAGTCATATTGCTAAGAAGCGTAGCGAGTTGGGTGATGCACTAACGATCTCATTACTCACAGGCACGATAGGTGAGTCGGCGAGTCGGGATATGCAAGCGTTCTTTACAGTCGTGGACAAGTTACCAACATGGGAAAGCGTGATCTCTAATCCATCGTCAGCGAAGTTGCCTGATGACACAGTAGCCAAATGTATCTTGGTGTTCTCGGCTATTGCTCGGGTGGAGAAAGATACGCTATCGAAGTGGCTTACATACAGCAAGCGTATGGACATGGAGTGGCAAGCATTGTTCGCAACGAGTGTGATGAAGTCCAACAAGCAGTCGTTCTGCGTGATGAATAGCGACTTCAAAGATTGGGCATTGAAGAACCAATGGCTATTCTAAGAGGTGATTGGGTGTTGGTTGATGGCGAAGTTGGGAAAGTAATAGTCCCCGACTTTACGGCAGGTGTTCACTTAGTTCAGTTCAAAGGTAGAAGTTTTGCCAATGCTACACAAGAAACACGTATGACCAAGATTGATCCTGTGTTCCACAATTTATTAACAGATGTTAACAAGGAGAAGTGATGACTAAACTAACGGCAGAGCAGAAAGTTCAGCGTGCCCATGTGCAGTTGATGAAGAACCCAAAGTATTGTTTGTATTCGGGTGTATTCATGGTGGGTGATGTTGAGATCAAAGATGATGTGCCAACGGCATGCACCAATGGTCGAGATGTAATGTATGGTCGTGCGTTCATCGACAAGCTGAGTGAATCAAATGTCAAGGGTGTGATCTTGCATGAGAATCTACACAAGGCATTCCGACATACGACTATGTGGAAACACCTTTACGACAAGCATGCACAGATGGCTAACATGGCATGCGACTTTGTGATTAATCAAATGATCGTGGACTCTGATCCGATGGGGCAAGAGGTTGCATTACCCAAAGAAGGTTTGCTTGATCCGAAGTATCGAGGTTGGGATTCGCAACAGGTGTTCAATGACCTGATGAAGCAAGCCAAGCAAGGGTCGGTGCATGTCAAGACAGTTGGCGATCAGACAGGCAAAGATATTCCCGTTGAGCAAGGTGGTAAGGAGTATGTTCTCGGCGAGGGTGGCGAACCCATGGATCAGCACGATTGGGAAGGTGCTAAGGAGATGGACAAAGAGGAGAAAGAGCAATTAGCCAAAGACATTGATCAAGCATTACGTCAAGGGTCTATCCTCGCAGGCAAGATGAAAGGCAACGTGCCAAGAGAAGTAACCGATGCACTTGAGGCGAAGGTTGATTGGCGAGAGGCTATGCGTGAGTTCGTTACGTCATTCTGTATGGATAAAGATGAGTCGACATGGCGCAGACCTAATCGTAGGTGGATAGATCAAGATGTTTATATGCCTAGTCTTATCGGTGAGTCAGTAGGTCGCATTGTGGTTGCGATTGATACGTCAGGCTCGATTGGTGGACAAGAGATCGGGCAGTTCTTGGGTGAAGTCAGAAAGATTTGCGAGACAGTCAGACCCGAGGGCATTGACCTTTTGTATTGGGATATGAATGTGTGTCAGCACGAGAAGTATGAGCAAGATCAGCTAGACAATCTCTTGGCATCTACCAAACCCAAAGGCGGTGGTGGCACAGACCCTCAATGCGTGGTCGATTATATCAAGGCACACAAACTTAAACCTGAGTGTGCGGTGGTGTTGACCGATGGATATGTAGGTAGTTGGGGTAATGGTTGGCAGTGCCCGACATTGTGGGGTATTACTAGCCGAGGTATCAAGAGTGAGGTTGGTAAGAGTGTTGAGATTTATTAACAGGTGTTAACAAATAAGGAGAGTGCAAATGCCAAGAATTAAAGAACCGCTATTGATTAGCGAAGAATATAGTGGGTATCGGAAGGTGTATGAGATAGATATAGAAGGCAAGAAGATTATTGCTACCTTTACCTATGATGGCGAGTATGAGGAACGTAGTGGGTGGGAGTATGACTTAACACCATGCTACGTTGACCTAGATAAAAACGAGATCCTTGATCTCGAAGAAGAAGTCCGTGTAATGCTTAACGACATCAAATAAGGAGAGTGCAAATGACGGCAGAAGAACTATATAAAGCCCTTGATAAGTTGGGGGTTGAGTATGACGTGGTTGAAGTGTTCGAGGGGTTACGTGTGATTAACGTTCAAATAGAGGAGAGTGCAAATGATTCAGAATAGTTCGATGTTGATTGACCTAAACATTTCGGTGTGGACAGGTCGTAAGATGGATAAGAAAGTATCCGAGGAGATAGACGCAAGCAAAGGAACGCATGCGAGGGCTGGAAACTATCACAAAAAGTTATTGGCAGGCACACAAAAGCTTGACGAGTTGACGAAGTTGGTAAACGCAATTCGTGCGTGGCATTATCAACAGACCTTGCCTTGGTCGGATGGTGGTAGTCGGTTGTTGCCAATGGCAAACTTCTTTGACTACAAAGCTACGTTAGGTGATTACCAGATGCAGTTTGAAGAATCGGTCAAAGAGTTCATTACCGAGTATCCAACGTTGGTGTCGGCTAGTGCATTTCAGTTGGGTGATTTGTTTGATACAAGCGACTATCCCGATGCAAGTGAGTTGGCTAGTAAGTTCAAGTTTAAGTATGTGTTCTTGCCTGTGCCTGATGGTGGCGACTTCCGAGTTGATGTGGGCGAGACTTACAAGGCAGACTTGAAAGAGCAATACGAGAAGTTCTACGAAGCCAAACTAAATGATGCGATGTCAGATGCATGGGGTCGGTTGCATGAGTGCTTGTCTAATATGAGCGAACGGCTAACGTCTTTACCTAACCCAAGGGTATTGAAAGATGGGACAGAAATTTATACGCCTGTGTTTCGAGATTCGTTGGTGGGTAATGCGGTGGAGTTATGCGAGTTGCTCAGTAAGTTGAACGTAACCAATGATCCTAAGTTAGAGACATGTAGAAAGAAGTTGGAGAGTGTGCTTTCAGGTGTCTCTGCCGGTGAGTTACGTGAAGACGACGGTTTGCGGTTGGATGTTAAGTCCAAGGTTGATGAAATCTTGAGTATGTTTTGATTAACAGATGTTAATAAATAGGAGAATGTAAATGGGATACCGAAGTGAGGTGGCATTTTGTTTACGGGTGAAAAAACCCGAGCAGTTCGTAGCCTTGACGAGAGTCAATGCTGAGGATGCATTGAAAGAGATGTTAGACAACATGTATTACTACGAAGACCACGAGAAAATAAAATATATTTTGTTTACCCATAACTATTGGAAGTGGTATGACGATAGCGAGAAAGCCTTTGCAGAGTTGATGGAGTTGGCTAAAAACTATGACAAAGACTTTGCGTGCAAATTTGCTAGGGTGGGCGAGAACGCAGACGATATAGAAGAAGAGGCATTTGGTGATGACGGATGGGATTTGGAATATCCATATGTAGTCAGAACGCTTGAAGTAGGTGTTTTACCCGAAGACTTGACCCCAATAATTGAAAAGGAGAAAGAGAATGTTAGTGCTTAATGATGTAGAGAAACTTACACCAAGATATGTGCAGTTGTTGTCAGACTTTAGGCGAACACAGATCAGTCGCTTTCCTGTTGAGGTCAGGGTGATTAACGCTGAGTTTATATCGTTTGTAGACAGTCGATTCCCTGTATCGCCAAACACGTCAGCAAATGTGCGAAACAGTCTTGGGTCAGTTTATTCAGACGGCGACAAGATTGTGGTTGAGAGTCGCTTGATTCAGAACGAGAAATACAACATGCACAATAGCGAGTTCCATACTCGCAAGACGCAAGACGTGCGTAAGGTATTGAAGTATATGAAGGAGTATCTAAAACCCTATACAGCGCAAGAGATTGCGAATCGAACCCTAAGTAATGCCAAGCAAGCTTTTAATGAACACAAAGACAAAGCCATGTGGAAGGCACGAGATTATAAGTTGGCTGATATAGATGTGCTATATGAAGAAGTCATGCATATGAAGATGTTGGGGTACGAGCCTAAGACTGATGCGGTTAAGAAGCTAATCCATGAAGGATTCCCCGTTCTTGAGAAGTATATGAAAGTGAAAGATACAGAGTTCCCAAGAGTGCATGTTCATATTGCCCCTGATGAGTCCGTAACGGTTGCGGTATTGATGAAACAATCTAATATGGAGGTGGGTGCTACTACATACGATTCATTGGCAGCGGCACCTACGTTCATCCAACAACAAGTTGGTCTGCTTAAGATGATGGACAGGGACGAACATGTGCCTGATGTCGGTTATAAGTCTTCGGATATTGAGTTTTGGATCGAGGGTTTTTCCCAATAAAAAATAGTTGACAATTCTATAATTGTTATATACATTAAGAATGTAGTAGACTTTATAGGAAAAACGTGAAGAAGAAAAAGCCATATACATTAGGTGTAGTAACGAATAGTGTGGGCGGTGTGGAGATGGCAACACTCAACAACAACCCGACTAGAGAAGCTAAGACAATCAAGCCCGATCTACTTCCAAAGTATGTATTGGAACGGATTGCTTTGCTCAAGGTGAAGGACGACTCATCCGAGCCTGTTGTAAAAGATGTTGGTAGGAGACTTGTTAGTAATTGTTTTACGATTTATTTAGATTTAGAGGAATATAAACAAATACATGCGTTACCAAGCGCATAAACTTAAGAAAGAGTGCTATGAAAAATACTAAAGTAAGTGCAGTAAAAGCTTTGATGGATGCAGATAAGAACATATCTGTTAATGAGATTTGTGAGAAGACAGGCTTTTCAAAGAGTCAGGTATACGTGATTCGTAGTTACTTAAAACACAATAAAAAGTTAACACCTGTTAATAAAACCACGAAAGCTAAACGGGGTTACACAAAACCCACAGACTCAATCAAACGTTTACAGACAGACCTAGCGGAGATGCAACGCTTGGCTATGTATTGGAAACAGGCATACCACGAGTTAGAGATCAAGAGTAGAGGTAACGTTGCGGTTATCCAATATCTCGAGTCCAAGATCGAACAGTTATTCAAATGACCCCTGAGAAGAAGGTCAAGGATAAAGTTCGCAAAGTCCTAGCAGAGTATGGGATTTATAACTTTATGCCTGCTACGCATGGCTACGGGCGGTCGGGTGTGCCTGACATCATCGCTTGTTTTGATGGGCGGTTTATTGCCATTGAGACTAAGGCAGGAAAAGGCACGACAACTACTTTGCAGGAAAGGGAGTTAGCCCTGATACGTAAAAGCGGTGGGGTTACTTTTGTGATTAACGAAGAGAACTTGCATGAACTGCAACAGTATCTTGCATCTTTTGATGAGGAGGGTAGAGGATGACAACGTGGACAAGTGAGGATCGGAAGAATGCCATGAAGAAAGAAGATGACGAGTATTCAGGTGGCATACCAATACCATTTGTAGGATGGGTACAACAAGATAAAGATGATACCGAGGATATGTTAAGGCATCAGCTACACATAATCACCGAGCAGTTACAGGTGTTGCAGGCTGATAACCAACAACTAAAAGCAAAGCTACGTGCTTATGGAGAGAACGAGTGAGTGAACTAACTGTATTAAAAGAAGCCCATACTATTATTTATGGTGATCGGGAGAAGACCTACGGACATCCTGCAAAGAATCTAAAGACTATTGCAAAGATGTGGAACGCTTACTTGGTTGCGTGCGGTGTGGCTACTGAGGGTGAGGGCGAACTAATTGACAAAGATGTTGCATTGATGATGATTCTATTGAAGACTGCTAGGTTGGCTAATGATATGACCCATCGTGACTCTGTGGTGGACATCTGCGGATATGCCGCTTTAATTGAAAGATGTGATGAAGAACCGACGACCGAGAGCCAAGCCGAGTAACGGTAAGAAGTTGCGGTTGATTCGGGTGCTGGGTGGCAAGTATGCCGTCAATGTAAAAGATGTTGCCAAGCTAATGCGGATTCGCATACGACAAGCTCGGTATTACATTAGCGTGCTGACTAAAGAAGGGAAGCTATACGTGCGGTACAAACAAGATAGATACAACTACTACGCATTAAGGAGAAGTGAATGAAGTTCAACAAATTTATGGCAAAGCTTACAGGGGTGCAAGATAAATACAATATCTCCTCAACAGAGTTAATCATTATTAATCAAGTCGCTTCTAACAAAGAAGTGGTTACTATCATGACTTTTATTAACGGCTTTTCGCAAACGTCGCCTGCGACTACGCATGGGTTGATTAAAAAACTAACACAGAAAAAATTGTTAAAGATTTCAATTCATCCCAATGATGGACGCATAAAGTTGTTAGGAGTTGGCGAGAAGTTCCCTGATTTAGTCAAGTATGTGGAGGCTATCTAATGGCAGAGATACTAGAAAGACTTGGTAGTGGCTTAATTAAAATTCTTGGGTGGTTTAAGAACCCTGAGTTAATTAAACCTATTGATGAAGGGATTGAGGTCGAAGAATCATCTAAAAAGCTGGATGAAACAAAAGATTTTCCTGAAACGTTTAGTGAGTTGCTAGATCATTTAGATTGCACGTTTAATGCCTATAAAGTTTCTACTTATTCAGGCGGGTGGCTGACGCAAGATGAGATCGTGGGGTTAAAGAAGTTGGGTGCGCATGTGCCTAATCCTTGGCAAGCAAAATGGCTAAATAATATAGATGAGTTGAAAGTAGATGCTACAAACTTACCTGCCATGATGTTTATAAATATACCGTCTAAGCATGATGATAAAAGCGAGCACATGTATCCCGACTTTATATTTGGAATCAAATACAAGAAACTTCCTTGGAATGTAGAAAAGATAAGCGGTGTGCCATACAAAATGGGTATGGCTTATCGCATGGAAAAGAAATTATTTTGGATATGTGTTTGGGTGGTCGTGAAAAAAGATGGGTCGTACGAGTTTTGTAAAGAGCGATCAACTAAGCCCGTATACGTAACAAAAGGTAGAAACAAAGGTTATGGTTACGACAAAAAGGCTTTTGTAAAAGGTGCGTTGATTGAAGAAGACGGCGAATCAGAAGAAGCCGAACGCAAACGTGAATTGAACGCTAGAAATTCATTTAAATGGATGATTGACTGGTGGCAAGGAAGAACCGAACGTTGGAGTGTGGCAGTTAGAAAGAGTGGCGATAGAGTAACCTTTGCGGTAGACAAATCGTTGACTAAAAAGTATTTTGCGGATCGAGATAAAACCATTAAGACTGCATCGGGTCGCAACAAGAAAATTGTGCATTATGTTAAAGAACACCAACGTAACTATGACGGCAAAATTACTACAGTTAAAGAGCACATTCGTGGAGTAAGCAAGTTTACGTGGAATGGTTACGAGTGCTTAGTAACTGCACCTGAGTTTCATTCGTTACCAACGGCACAGTTTAATGTTGGCGCAGAAGACGTAGAACGACTTACAGAAGGATATATAGCCGCAAGTAAAGTTGGGCACATATTAGCCTCTGCTGAAGAACGTAGATCAATTAGAGGAGAAGCTAGATGAACAAAGATGTTATGAATCAAGGAGTACAAATCCTGCTTGATCGCATGGATACCAACCCCGAGGAGTTTGATGACTATACGGGTAAATGGGGAGATATTATTGGTGCGGTACACGCTCGCAAAAGCATTCCTGAAGCGCATTCAAAGGATGCCCCCCTACCATTCTTGACCGACCCCGAGGTCAATGCGCTCTATGAGAAGTTGGAAGACGTACGTCGTGAGAACTTTACGTCTGATGTGTTGCGTCGCCTTGCTGATACCCCAAAAGAAATAACTCAACAAGAATTATGGGATAAACCAATTTATTCCACGAGCAATATACCCCACATTGGCACACCAGTAACAACAAGAGAAAAACTTACTGAACGGCAGAAAGAGGAGATGCTTGATGCTCTAGACTCTTATAACAAAATAGAAAAGAAAAATAGAAAGTTGGTTAAGTGATTATTACCCTAGACTTTGAGACTTACTACGACAAGCCGTTTAGCTTAACCAAGTTGACGACTGAGGAGTACATTCGTGACGACCAATTTGAAGTGATTGGTGTTGCCGTTGCGGTGGATAACGAACAACCTGAATGGTTTAGTGGGACCCAAGCTGATACTAAGGCTTTCCTAAAGAAGTTTGATTGGGACAACGCTTTGGCTTTGGCTCACAACATGCAGTTCGATGGAGCGATTCTGAATTGGCACTTTGGTATTAAACCAAAAGGATATCTCGATACTCTATGCATGGCTCGGGCGGTGCATGGAGTGGATGCAGGAGGCAGTCTCAAGGCTTTGGCTGAACGCTATCAAGTTGGGGTAAAGGGGGATGAGGTCATTCGTGCCGAAGGTAAACGACGCACAGACTTCTACGATGTAGACCTAGATTTGTATGGCAAGTATTGTATCAACGACGTGGCTATAACCTACGACCTATTCAAGATACTAGCAAAAACTTTCCCAACAAAGGAATTAAAGGTTATAGATACAACGCTAAAGATGTTTATACAACCGTCGTTAGTCTTGGATAAGACTATGTTGGAAGAGCATCTCGAGAACGTCAAGAACCTAAAAGCTAAACTGCTTGACTCTGCACAGGCTGACATCGACGACCTAATGAGTAGCGATAGGTTTGCTGAGTTACTAAAGACTTTGGGTGTTGTGCCTCCTATCAAGATTAGTGCTAGGACAGGCAAGGAAGCGTGGGCATTTGCCAAGACCGACGAAGAGTTCAAGGCTTTGCTAGAGCATACTGATCCACGGGTACAGGCTCTGGTGTCCGCAAGGCTAGGTAACAAAACAACTTTGGAAGAGACGAGAACGCAGAGGTTTATCGACATCTCTACTCGTGGCTTGTTGCCTGTGCCGATTAAATATTACGCAGCGCACACAGGAAGGTGGGGCGGTGATGACAAGATTAATTTACAAAACCTACCCAGTCGGGGTAACAACGCAGGCAAGTTAAAGAAGTCTATACGTGCGCCTGATGGGTACATGATGATTGACTGCGACTCATCGCAGATTGAGGCTCGTACTGTTGCTTGGTTGGCGGGGCAGAACGATTTGGTAGAAGCTTTTGATAAGGGTGAAGATGTATATAAAATCATGGCATCGGCTATATATGGCAAGGATGTGGAAAAAATATCGGAGGGCGAACGCTTCGTCGGCAAGACGACAATTCTCGGCGCTGGTTACGGCATGGGCTCACAGAAATTCCAAGTCCAGCTCAAGACATTTGGCGTGGAAATTGAAGCGGATGAAGCGAACCGTATTATCCAAGTCTATCGAAAAACTTATGATCAAATACCTGAACTGTGGAAGCAAGCGCAAAAGTGTATTGAAGCAATAGTTGACAAAAAAGCATTTTTATTTGGTGCGGTTGATGTCGTTACATTTGATCCAATCGAGGGTGGATTTCTATTGCCAAGTGGTCTGTGGCAGAGATATGATGGTCTTGAAAGAGTTTATGACACCGAAGGTAAGGTGCAGTACCAATACAAAACCCGCAAAGGTGCAGTTAAAATTTATGGTGGCAAGGTTGTAGAAAACCTATGCCAAGCGATTGCAAGATGCGTTATTGCAGAACAGATGCTACTTATCGCTAAGAGATACAAGGTAGTATTGACGGTACATGATGCGGTGACTTGTCTTGCACCAAAAGAAGAAGTTATAGAGGCGCAGTTGTACGTGGAAGAGTGTATGAAAACTAGACCTGCATGGGCGCAGACACTTCCACTTAGTTGTGAATCAGGTGTAGGTAAATCATATGGAGAGTGTTAATGGATGATAACGATAAAGAATATTTAGAAGCCTTGTATAAAGGGTTTGCCATGGTTGGATTTTTAATGAACGGAGATTATTCCCTCGAGGAAATACCATCTAAGGCTACGGCACTAGCAAAAGCTATGATGCAAGACCCCCATGAAGAAGGCATTGTCAAAATTAAACGAACAAGAAAGACGTAAGTGGCTCGTAAATTAAATGTGCTCGAGGTGCTTGATGAAGCATTACGTTTACTGCCTAAACCTAAATACTACATACCAAAGTTTGAGGAATGCAAGTTTGAATACATACCTGATCTACGACGAAAACCACGAGTTAATGCGCAAGGTCTCAAGACGAGAAGAAGCAAATCAAATCGTCAATGGGAGAGTTAGGTGGACGTACAAACTTTTACGTTGCAAGAAGAAACCTATTGATTTATCAATGTTAAAGGAGGCACCATTTTGATCGTCACAATACTTAATATGTTTGCTCTGTTTGTAGCTACCTGTGCGGTGCTGATATTTGTCGTGGTCTTTGCGTTCTTCCTGTTCATTATGTATGCCTGTATTCACATTGGCTGGAGAGAGATCAAAGGGATGCCAATGTCTGAGTTGTGGGAGAGGATTCAGAAATGAGAAAGGTGAGCCTACGAACAGTTGAAAATACTATTGGTCTGGCACGTAGTGTCGCTAATGGAACGACCAAATTTCCGTTTATGGGTTATTGCGCAGACCTGATGGAAAAGATGTTAGAAGAGATTAAACAGGCAAGAAAGGCACAAGAGAAATGAATAAACGTATACCAAGAAAGGCGGGGCAACCTGCTAAGTCAGACAAGCATAGCGACTTGTACACAGACGAAGACCCTAAAGGTACGATTACAGGGCTAAAGTTTGCTACGGCTCA